CAGGTAACTGCAGCAGGAAAATTACAGGGACAGGATTTGAACCAGTTTGTTCAGGCCGGATTTAACCCGATGAAGGAACTCGTAAAAATGACCGGAAAATCATATAATGATTTGAAGGACATGATGGGAAAAGGAGAAATAACCAGCGATGCGGTAGCTGCTGCCTTAAAGCATGCGACAGAGCAAGGCGGTCTGTTCCATGGAATGATGAAAAAGACTTCTGAAACAGTATTGGGTAAATGGAGTACTGCTTTAGGATTATTGATTCAAAAGTCAAGAGACATGTTTAATTATATTAAACCTGCTATTCTTGTTCTTGTAGATATGTTTCAAAAGATTGCTATTCATATCATGGATATAGTAAAAATTATATTTGCAATGGTATCTAGTTCTCAAATTCTAAAGAACGTTTTTGGAACAGCTCTTAAAATCATATTAACTTATTTTACATGGCTTGATAATACTCTTCCAAAAGTTATAGCTTTTTTTCACGATTGGGGAACAGAAATCTCTTATGTCACGGGATTTATTGCAGCTGCGACAATAGCCTATAATCTCCATAACATTGCCTTGCTGGCATTAAGAGGCATTACCCTGGCTGTTGCCGGAGCAACGAGAATATGGACGGCCGTACAGGCAGCGCTGAACTTTGTGCTCGTTGCCAATCCTATCGGGCTGGTCATTACAGGTATTGCCCTATTGGTAACGGCCGTAATCTATTGCTGGAATAAGTTTGCCGGATTCCGTGCCTTCGTCCTTACGGTATGGGACGTCCTTAAAATGTTCGGAACAATTATCCAGACCTATGTCATGGACAAGGTGGGAACATTCCTCGACAGTCTGAAAACCGTCGGAACCGTGCTTGAAACACAGTTCTCGAGACTGAAAAATTTCGTCATGGAAATATGGACTGTCATGAAAGGACTTGGATCAATCCTTAAAGAATATGTGATTGACCGAATCCAAAAACTATTGGGCGGTCTGGGTAAAATAGGGAGTGCCCTGGCAAATCTGTTCAAAGGTAATTTCGGAGGGGCATTGAAAAGTGCCACGTCTGCAATATCCGCCCTCTATGACAAAAATTACAAAAAAGAATCGGAGGAAAAGAAAACCGCCGACAAAAAGAAGACAACTCCAAAGACCAATACGATTACCACTCCTACCCTGAAAGGGAGCAATGAAGATTACAGCAATCTGTTTGGTAAAGGAGACAAGAAAAAGAAAAAAGGAAAAAAGACAGCAGAAGAAATGGCAACCGGAGGTACACGAAATACCTCTATCCATATCAATATAGGTAAATTTTTTGATAACATCAATGTAACGATGGCAGACCGGACAGACACGGCGGAACTCGAACGTATCGTCGTACAGAGCCTAAACCGGGCACTGGCTATCGCAACAAGTACAGACCGATGAGCAAGGCTACAAGATTCATATTGGAAAATCTCGCATTGAGAGCAGCAGGACTGAACAAGTTCCCGCCATATTCTCTATGGAGAGACCGAATGGTCAACGGTATCAATTACGGATACCTGCCGACAAAGGCTGCCATCGTTGACAGCAAGGATTTTGACGTTACGACGATGACCGACCAGGAGCTGGAGGATATAGTCCGGACAAATGCCCTGGGACGTCCAATGACTGCTCCTTTAAGATTGCAGCTGGAGCAATCCGGAGCAACCGAATGGCTGCTGCCTATGGAACCGATGATCAGTATCAATGGCCAGAACATCCTTACCAGACGAAAGGTCAACAAAGGAAAAATAAGAGGCAGCATAAAGGAACGCTGGGCACAGGATGACTATACGGTCACTATCGAAGGTATTCTGATGAGCAATGACGGAAGTTATCCGAAAGACGATGTTACCAAATTAAAATCATTCTGCGAAGCCGGACATGTAAAGGTGCTCAGTCCGCTGCTGGAGATATTCGACATCAGTCAACTTGCCATCGAGAGCTGGCAGATACCGTTTACCACGGGACTGACCAACCAGAACTATACCATTACGGCTTACAGTGACGATATCTACAAACTGCTGCTGAGCCGTGACGATCTTAAAGTATAAGCCTATGTATAATATGATCTATGATATTACGATAGGTGCCTATAAAATAGGCATGCTGGACAAAGCGGAAATACACCGTTCGGTAGAGTTGCTCTCCGATACGGCTACCATTACGCTGCCTGCTGCTCAGTATAATATTGCCCTGCACGTTGAGAGCAAACTGCATCGGGGTGACCGGGTCGTGATCCGTCTCGGATATAAGGAGACGGGACTGGTAACGGAATTTACCGGATGGCTGCAAAGGATCAGTACGGACGGCGGAAATATCAAACTGATCTGTGAGGATGATCTGTTTCTGTTCCGGAAAAATATCCCGAATGCAAAATACAAGAAGATCACTCTTCAGACCCTGCTGGAAAAGGTCATATCGGAATGCGGACTGCATTACGGTATCAACTGCTCTTACAGTTGGACATACTCAAAGTTTATCGTCAACAATGCGACGGGGTATGATGTGCTGAAAAAAGTACAGGAGGAATGCAAGGCGGATATCTATCTGGCAGGCGGAAAATTACATATCCATCCACCTGGAGAGAAAATAGGCGTGGAAAGGTTTTATGATTTTGCGGTCAATATCGAAGAATCGGATTTGACCTACATGAATGCTGAGGACAAGAAAGTAAGGGTTGTCGTAAAATCCCTGCAACCAAACGGAACGGTAAAGGAAATAGAGGTCGGCAGTACCGGTGGAGACAAAGTGGAAATCAAATGTCCTACTTCTGATGTCAAATCTATGAAAGCCCTGGGAGAAATGGAACTGAAACGCCGGAGCTATGACGGATACGAAGGTAGCATTACGGGATGGATGATTCCACAGTGTGCGCCGGCAGACAGTGCTACACTCCATGATTCCGATTACCCGGACAAGGACGGAACTTATTTCATTTCTTCTGTCACGACAGAATTCTCCGATTCAGGGGGAAAAAGGAAAATACAACTTGGTTTTAGATTAAGTTAATTATGGATCAATATAAATTACTTCGGGACAATCTGGCTGGACTTGGAAATCCGCAACAGATTACAATCTACCAAGGAATTGTAAGCAAGGTAGAAGGCATTTTCTGTGAGGTTCAGATCGGTGAGATCACTGTTCCGGACGTCCGTCTGAGAAGTTCCGAATCTGAAGATGCCGGCGAAATGCTTCTGGTACCGAAAATCGGTACGGCCGTAACGGTCGGAAGTCTGTCCGGAGACCTGACTAATCTCGTTGTCATTGCCATGGATCATGTGGAATCAATCAAGGTTACAGGATCCATTACAATCAACGGAGGTAATCTCGGGGGAATGATTAATATCAAAGCACTTACGGATAAGCTGAATGCACTGGTACAGACATTCAATAAACATACCCATCCGGACAAAAATCTTGTGACAACGACACTCGCATCGAACTTTTCGGCCGGAGATTATGAAGATACAAAAATAAAGCACTGATATGAACGGCATACAAATGACAGACTATGTTCCGGTGATCTCAGTAAAAAGAGATACTTACGGACGAATCACCAGCGGACTGGTAGTCGGAGATATCCTCCGGCAGAACCAGGCAGTCATCCTGCAGGCGCACCAGGGCGAAATAAAGGAATATCCTGCCATGGGAGTAGGTATTGCAGACATGCTGCTGGACAATGATCCGATATACTGGCGGACTCGTATCAAAGAGCAGCTTGAAATGGATAATGAGCAGGTGGAAAGTGTGAAGATCACGACCACCGGCATTCAAATAGAAGCAAAATATTAAATAACAAAATTATGATAATAGTACATTTTATCACAAAATTACAAGGGATATTATCGACCGTATGGGGCTGGCTTTCACTGGCTGTCCTGTTTGTCATCGATTGTATTTCGGGTCATGGTATGGCCGTCGGAATTGCTCTCATTGCCATCGTCATGGATGCAGCCTGGGGAATATCCGCAAGTATCAAACAAGGCAAGTTTGCCAAAAGTCAGCTGGCACGGGACACGATCGGAAAGATTGCCGTATATGGATGTGCCATCCTGTCGTTCAGCTGTATCGACAAATTGCTTGGAATTCATAGTGGGTTGACCACGAACATTATCTGTTCGTTGATTGTCCTGGTCGAATTTTGGAGCACGCTGGGGAGTATGCTGATCTGCTTTCCGCATATCCCGTTTCTCAGGGTTATCAAATTTGCCCTGATCGGTGAAATCGCCAATAAACTGGGCATAGGTGAAGATGAAGTGAAAAACGCATTGGAAGAATTAGATAATAAAAAGAAGTTATGATAACAGAAGAGCAGTTGAAAAAAATAGCACCTCATGCAAGTGCGGAAAATATCAGAATATATACACCGCTCCTTAACAAATGGATGCCGTATTATTCGATCAAGACAAAGAAACGCCAGGCATCATTCCTTGCACAGATACTCCATGAAAGCGGTTGCTTCCGCTATACGGAAGAAATTGCGTCAGGAAAGAAGTATGAAGGACGGAAAGATCTTGGAAATACAGAAAAAGGGGATGGAGAGCGCTATAAGGGACGTGGTTTTATCATGATCACCGGACGCGCAAATTATCATGAAGTATCGAAAGGGCTCGATGTAGATTTTATCACTCATCCGGAACTGTTGGAAAAGCCAGAATATGCTATCCGGTCATCTTGCTGGTGGTGGACCACTCACCGTCTCAACATGCTTGCCGACAAAGGTGATTTCCAGGGTATAACCAAGAAAATAAACGGAGGTTACAACGGTTATCTCGACCGGAAGATGTATTATAATCGGGCATTATTAACATTGGCTTAAAAATAATTAAGATGAAAGTAAAAACAAAAATATCAATTCTGATCGTATCTTTACTGATTTTATCAGGACTATTGAATGTCTTCATCTTGAAGCGAAATGCAGCGTTGAAACATGATTACAATCGTCAACTCAACAATGTAAGTGCACTTACTGATCCCGTCAAAACGGATACTATCCATGATACGGTATCAGTGGGGACGCAAGGAGTCGTATCCGAAACCGTGCAGGAACTGAACCGTCAGAGCCTGCTCGACAAACAGTTGATCAAGGACTTGAAACTGAAAATCAAGGATTTGTCGAATGTCAGTACGATATCCATATCCAATTCGGATTCGGTACCACTGACGAAACAGACGGACAGTATATATAACTATAAGGATTATTGGACGAATATAACTGTAAATATACCTGCATCAACCTGCATTTATAATACAAGGGATTCACTGCAGACTTATCTATATGTCAAATATAAACATCACTTTTTATGGTGGAGATGGGGAAAAATCGGATATAATATTAAAATAGTCAATTTCAATCCGCATTCTCATATTGGTTATTCTCGAATTATAAACATTGAAAAATGAACATTATAGCAAAAGAAGGACAGACATTGGCAGACATCGCCGTACAGGAACTCGGATCCTGGGAAGCAGCTGTCGACATGGCGTTTCAAAATGGGCTGAGCGTTACGGATGTCCCTGAGGATGGTAAGGTGCTGTCTGTCCCAGACAAGACTTATAATCAGACCATGCAGCTATATTGCAAGAACAATAATATCTCTCCGGCCACGGCTAAGGATAACAGTGGAATCATATTGAGGATATTCGGTGAGGAATTTACCAGACAATTTATATAATTATGGCAAGAACAGTCGCAGAAATAAAAAAAACAATGACAGATGCTTTTCTGGCGGACGAGACGCTGAGAGAAAAGTACGGATTGAGTTCCTCGGATACTTGGAACGGAAGTTTTTCGTCTGTCAGTCTTGAAAATATTATATTTTTTATTGTTGCAGCTGCAACGCATGTACTGGAATTGATATTTGACCAGTATATGTCTGATGTCAGTGATAAGATTTCTGATGCGGTGGTAGCTTCAGTTCCCTGGTATCATTCAGTAGCCTTGAAATACCAGAAGGGAGATGCTCTTGTATTTGACGAAAGCACGATGCAATATATCTACGAGAATGTTGACGAGGAAAAACAGATCGTGAAATATGCAGCTGTAAGAGACCGGGGAACATCTGTACAGATACTTGTATCAGGTGACAGCAACGGCACTCCAGAAGCCCTTTCAAATGATGATTTAACGGTGTTCAAAGCCTATATGAACCGTGTAAAAATTGCAGGGGTCATTTTGAATATTACATCGAAAGAATCAGATAAGCTGCTTATCAATGCAATAATCTATATTGATCCGTTGATATTGGATAATACGGGTACTTCCATCGCTAATGGAAATAAACCGGTTGAGGATGCTATTACTACATTCCTCAAAAATATTCTCTATGGAGGTATATTTAATAAGACAAAACTTGTGGATGCTATCCAGGCGGTAGAAGGTGTCAATGACATAGAACTGGGCGAATGCCAATATCAAAAAGAAGGAGAAACGACCTGGACAACTATTGCAGGTAATAATTATTCCGGAGCAAGCGGGAGTTATGTTCCGTCCGGACTATCAACATCATTAATATATGTCATATCAGATTGACTTTAAAAAATTCGTCGTTCACATGCTCCCGACAATGCTGAGGAGTAATGTACTGATCAAGATTATTCAAATCCTGATTATTCCGATTGACTTTATTTTCAACAAATTCAATATCCTCAAAACAGATACGGACAAGACTCTGAACACGACTGGTAATGTACAATATCTGCAAAAGGCGTTGAATAATGCCTTTTTCCTCCATAATGACGAAATCTATATAGACACTATGGAGGAAGAAAACAAGCGGATATTTTTTCTAGAGAATGAAGGTCAGAATGCTCAGACTATATATCTGGAAAGTGAGTCATCTCCTTATTACCTATGGCAGGACGGAGAAAGTACCTTGAAATATAATTTCACGGTGCATATCCCTTCGTTTCTATGTACTTCGGTCAACCCTGCTGAAGATGAATATAATGGGGTATATTATCGCAAGATAATATCAATATTGAACAAATTTAAACCTGCTGGCAGAACGTACAGCATAGAAATATACGATTATGATTAAAATGCAGTTTCAAGAAGGTGGACAGCCGGTATATCTGGATGATCTGTCTGTTATACAGTCAGCTTCTGCTGATGCCCTTAATAAGTTTCTGTCATCCCTTGGAGGAGATGTTTCGAAGGATATTCTTTTTCTAACCAAACCTACCGTATCTTATTCGGGCACAGCAATATCAACTACAGCCGGAGTATTATGGGTCAAAGGCAAAGGATTTGTCACACTGCCTGCAGTGACCGGACTGGATATCAGTGCAACCGGTTCAGCGTATGTACAGATTACAACGACGGATATTGCAAGTCGTGTATTTTCTGATGCCCAGACACGGTCCTGCCAACAGCAAGTGACGGCACAGCTTATTGCAACTCAGACCGGGACTTATTACAAGTTCGAGGATATTACTGAATTTTTGCCGTCTTTGGCAGCATTGGTTGATGTCGCCAATAAGACTGATTACATCCAGTTGTCTTCGATCAACTGGGCTAACGGATATTCCGGGACGATCGAATATAAGAATATATACGGGGGTAAGAGATATCATATCAAGGCCACAAGTGCTAATTCTACATGGTCGGCAGAAACACAAGGATTGATATTCCAGGCTGCTATCGCAGAATGGGTAAGTCCAATGTTTATGACAGGCGGAGACGATCCGACAACGGATAAGCCCCATTATCTATATACGCTTGGATCAGGACAATGCTATATGGTATCCGCCATCGGTACTCTGGAGACCATTCCGACATTATGTCCAATAGATATCACCTTTGACGCAATCGGAAACCCATTTACTGACTAATTAAATTATAATATTATGACATCATCATTATATGACTTACAGCAGCGCGCTGCTGATCTTAAGAGCAAAACTAATATAGATTCCATTACTCCTGAAGACACTTTCGGCCTGCAGGGTGATGCCCTGGAATATATGGGAGGTATAGAACAAAATGCTGATGCACTCGGTATTCGTAAGATATATACCACTTATGCAGCAATGGCTGCAGATACTGCGCCTATCGGTACCAATAGCAAAGCATTACGTTTTGGCCAGCTTGCTATTGTCTATGATTCTAATAATCTTACTCAGGCGGAAAGCGGAAATATCTATGCCTTCCAGCTCCCCGGATGGATATTGATTGGTAATATCAATGATCTTCCAAATGTGCTGAATACGGTACGATATGCAAAAAATAATGAGGATAGCTTAGTACCAAAAGGCAAATTGGTATATATCAGCGGAAGCACAGGTGAAAATCCATTGTTTAAGCTGTCCTCAAATACTGATTATAATATTGCATCACGCACGTGGGGAATGACTTATGAAAATATCAACTCAAATGCTGTAGGAAGAGTTATTCATTTCGGATTAATTGATAATATAGATACTTCTGCATATACAGCAGGAACTGAATTATGGCTTGGAACCAACGGAGAATTCACTAATGTAAGACCAACTTTACCTACTGCTCAAATATACATAGGTATGGTTATTCGTTCAAGTGCAACTGTTGGTTCCATATTTATTGATTTAAGGACTGTTGTAGATGCTTCTATACAAGATGTCTATAAGAAGAGTAACTATAATGATGGTAATGAAGTTATAGACTTCAATACTATTCATCTTATAGATAATAGTCCAGAATATTTAGCTTTGTGGGTTGATAAATTCAATAGAGTATTCTTAGGGATTAAGACAGATGGTCAACCTTACTTTGGTGTAGGTTGTCCCCAGCAAGTTAAAGATTATACTGATAAGCAAATCAACAAGATACTTGGTACTGATGATATTACCACTACTATTGATAGCTTAAAGGAGATAGAAGCATTTCTAAAAGATTTTACTAATAGTAATACTTTAAAGCAGCTTCTTGATTCAAAAGCTGAAAAAACAGAACTATCTAAAGAAATAGAAAGGGCAACTAACTCAGAGGAATCTTTAAAAAATAATTTAGATGATGCGTATAAAAAAAGTAATCCTAGTGACAATGATGGTAATGTAGTTGATACTAATACCATTGTCTCTATTGATGATGACCCTGAATATATTGGGATACTTAAAGATAGTGCTGACAAACTTATAGAAGCTATAGGACTTGATGGTATAAGAAAGTTCTTTGCAGGAATTGATATTCAAGGTGTCAAGATGTCTGTTGAAGACAATTCTCCATATACTTTTCTTTTGCTTGATAAGAAAGGTAGAATAGGTTTAGGTGTAACCAAAGAAGGGAAGTTGATAAGTTTCACACTTAATGAACTTGAAAAGTCATTGAAAGACTATATAGATAATAAGACCTTTGACTATGATAATACTGCAATCAATGCTGCTAATAAAGCAGATGCAGTGCAATCAAGTTTAAATAGTGTGAATACTTCTGTAGCCAAGAATGCATCTGACATTACAAAAAATACTTCTGACATTGCTAACTTAAAGGGACTAAGTGGCTATGATGTTGCCAATGGCATTAATACAAGATTGACAACTGCTGAAAGTGATATTAGCAACTTAAAGGTACAAAGTGGCATTGGAACTGATATTATTTCACAGAATGGTGGTGAGGATTTTATTAAGCAGTGTCTTTATGGTTACAAGAGAATACTCTTTAATACAATTACAAGACCTGGCAGTGTAAGTAATGGGCATGCTGATAATAGTCTTGTATTATTCCATTTTAGTGATATACATGATGATAATACCTCTGCAAGCAGAATTAAGGTATTTATTGACAAGTTCAAGACAATAGATGGTAAGACTGCTATTGATGATGTAGTCTTTACTGGGGATATGGTTGGTCTTACTTATGGAGCAAGTCTTAATAAGAATGAGTGGGAAGATTGGGGTTTTGAGAATTACTTATGGGGTACAGGTAACCATGATATAATTCCTGGAGATACATCTGCTATGACTTTTATGGATGGTGGAGGTTGGGGAAGAGTCCCTTGTCTTTCTATTTATAATAAATACATTGCTCCTTATGTAGCTAGTTGGGGTGTCATACAGCCTACTGATGCAGCAAACAAAGGTAAGAATTATTATTATAAGGATTACCCTGAACTTGGCTATAGACTATTTATGTGTGATTGTTTTAACTATAGAGTACCATATAAAGAAGTAGATGGGACTCTTACTGAAATTGAAAATACATTTGACTATAAGCTAAATCATTATATATCTTCAACAGACGATATGTCTACTATAACAGATGCACAAGTAGGACTTATAATTTATGTTGGAGGTACTAATTCTATATGGAGTGGATATGTAATTGATGAAGTAAATAATGGAGTTCCTACAAAATGGTCAACTATAACTTTTAAAGACGATGCTGAATATCAGTCTGAACAACTTGACTGGTTATCAACTGAGCTTAATAATGCCAAGACATTAGGCTATCATTGTATAATAGGTATGCATTGTACACCTTCCATTACCTCCACTGTTGATAGAATAGGGGCTTTTAATACTGTTGGAAGTGAAATGGTAAATGGTGGAAATTGGGTAGAACAGTGTAGAAAAATTGGCGATACTTGTGATACATTTGTTGCTAATGGTGGTGTTATAGCTTGTATGCTTTGTGGGCATACACACAGAGATGAGTTTAACTACCATAACAATATTCTCTGTATTACTATTTCTACTGCTAGCACAACTCGAGATGATAGCAATGATATAAGAGTATACGGTGAGAGAAGTCAAGATGCACTAAACCTCTTAGCTCTTAACAAAGGTAAAGGAATACTTACTATTCAAAGAATAGGTGTTAACAAAGACTCTTTTGGGCAAGGGAAGAATTTCCTTGCCTATGATTATATTAATAAAAAAGTAAAATATCAATATTAAAGAATATGGTTAAATGTTTTATAACAAAGTTTCTCGGAGAGTTTGATAATGAAAACCTCCCTTTTTATGACACTTTTGTCATTCATGTTACTCCAAATATAGCTAACGTTGGAAACTGGAGTGCGAGAGCTATTAACTTTCTAAGTCCTAAAGACATTGTGATAAGCACTAAAGATGGTGGTAATCATATTGCGTATGTTATAGGAGATTATATTGGAACAGAGCCAACGAACCTTACAAATAAGGTTACTGTTCCAGCTAATACTAAGGCAGGAGTATATATGAAAGATGATGTAGAGTATGATGTGCTTGTATCAGGTCTGTACTCATTCACATATATAGGCTCTACTAATGGTGGTTCATCACCTAGTAGAGGTTTTGTTTTTGACATCAACCAACTTAGTAATAGTACAAATTTACAGACACTAAATATGGTAGCTACTAAAGGTGCGTTCAGTGGAGATATAGCAAGTTTTGTAGGTTTGACTAATCTACAAACAATTAATTTGGTTGGTTCACAAATAAGTGGAGATATAGCAAGTCTTAAGAATTTGACTAATCTACAGACACTTAATTTGGGTTATAGTTCACAAATAAGTGGAGATATAGCAAGTCTTAAGAATTTGACTAATCTACAGACACTTGGTATGAATGATACAAATATAAGTGGAGATATAACAGAATTAAAAACACTTGTTAATGCCACTGCATTGTCAATAAGACCTACTACTTATGGTGCAATTACAGGTGATGTTAAGGAACTCTTTGATGCTATGGCTATGACAAACCGCAATAATACGTGTCTAATTAATTGGGACAAAACTGCATGTACATATAGTGGAGATACATCTATGACACCATTAAAGAAGTTTATCAATGCAACCTTTAATGGTAATGGTGGTTATACGGTAACGAACTACACTGCATAAAATAATATTATGCTACAACATATTTGTTCATATATATAAACAGGGTTCTTAGTACTCGTAAGTATGATTAATAGAATGCTTTTGAACGAAATGTTGTAGCTAATTTAGTGAGTGAGTTATTTGATAGTATTAAAAACATAATTAAAGGTAAAAATTTTAAAAATAAATAGTTATGGCAAATAGATTAATAATAATTATGATATATACATTTGATTTTTCTCCAAGATTGTGCATTTAGTTTTTCAAGGCAATTACTTTTTGTTTTGCCTTGATTA